CGTAGAAGGGGTCCGAGCGGTTGATCCGGTCGCCCTCCATGACGGCTTCCTTGATCCAGCCGAGGACGCGCGGGTCGCCGGTGCCACTGACACTGTCGTGCGTGAGGGAGGGAAGGCCCATGCCTTCGAGGCCCGAGGACGAGTAATCCGCCATGGGTCGAGACTATAGCGCGTCGAGGGGCGAGGGTGTCGACTCGGTGACGCCCGGGCCGAGGTCGCCGGTCGGCTCGCCGCCCACCGCACGGACCTTCAGCTTGGGGGATTTGGTCGGCGCTTCCGACGGGTCGGCCATGAGGGAGTGCACGTCGCGGTTGGACCGATCCTGGGAATAATCGCGCCACGCCATCGGGCGGCCCTCGCCGTTCCTGTACCGCTGCTCGCTCTCGCGCTCGACCTTGCGGAGCTTGGCCAGTGAGTCGATGTGCTCGGTGCGGTAGCCGCCGCGGCCGTCTTCGACCGAGGTGGAAAACTCGCCGAAGGGTTCGTAGGCGTCGACGGCGACCCGTGGGGGGATGATGACGAGCGGGTCGCCACACGTCCCGCAGGTCGGCCGCTCGAAGTCCTGCGTCACGCGGTAGCCGTCACGCACGCGCGGTTCGGGCAGCGTATACAGGCGGCTGTAGACGTTCCGCGAGACGGCCCCGCAGCTTGGGCATTGATAATCGTGGTTCGGCACGGGCTAGGCTCGCGCGGCCTTCGGGGCTTTGGCGGCGGGCTTCAACGCCGGCGGCGGCACACCGATCGCGGCATCCAACCGCGCGTCCTCGTCCGCCTGCGCCGCTTCGCGCACCAGCACCGGCAGGTCGCCCGTCGCCTTCCAGAAGAACTGGTCGTTGAAGGTGCGCAGGATCTCGCGGATGAGCCGCTCGACCGGCAGCCCTTGGCGGGCGGCGCGCGACTCCAGTTCCACCAGCTGCGACGGCGTGAAGTCGAGGTCGACCCGGTGGAAGCGAATCCCGGCCAGCTGCGACACGCGGATGACGAGGTCGGCGACGCTGGTAAACGTCACCGCGCCGAGCTTCTTGGCGAGGAGTTCGAGCGTCGCCTGATCGAGCGTGAGATGCGGGCGACCGAGCGTGGGGGCGGCGTGGACGAGCTGGTCGGCGATGACCGATTCGACCGGCAGCGCGTGGGCGTCAGCGTACTGGGAGTAGAGGTCGACCAGGTCGTCAGGCAGGGAGACGCGCATCACACACCTCGCGGGCTAGATAGTGAAGAACCCGTCATGGGCACTCACGTCCGTCGCGCGCAGATCATACAACGCCTCTTCGTCGGCCGCCTCGGTCGCGTCCGGGCCGGTCGGGAGTGAGGTGGCTTCCTCGGCCGTACAGGCCGTGTTGCGAAAGTCGGGCGTCCCGGCTTGGGTGGCTTCAGCCACCCGAGCGAGCACGCTCTTCTGCTCGCTCCGGCGGCGACGCCGATCTTCGAGCGGCTCTTGCTCCCCCGCGCGAAGCCGCCAGGTGCAGTAGTAGGCGATGGCGGCGGCCATGATGCGGTCGTCATGGGCGCCCTTGGCCGCCTCGGCTTCCCAGAGCGCGCCTTGGGTCTGGAAGTCCTTGAGTTCCTCGTGCAGGTGCGGGCTGTGGGTGATGAGGTCCGGGAGGCCGGTGACCGCGTCGCGGGTCGTCAGCGCCGTGCGGAACTTGTCGAGGAGGATCGGGCGGGTGCGGGTCGTCGTCATCCAGCCGATCTTGGTCGAGAAGCGGGCTGACGGGTCGGCCGAGTCGTAGTACTCCCACCGGTAGAAGTGGGTGTAGCCGAGGTGGAGCTGGAGGGTGTCCTGGGTCGACAGGCCGTGGTTGTTGCACTCGATGGCGACGAGCGCCTCGTACCCGGACTCGTCGCGGTACCAGTCGCCGAGCGCCAAGAGAATCGACGCGAATTCCGCCGGCGCGATGGTGTCGGACGCAAACTCGGCGACCTGCTCGTCGGGCTCGTCGATCGATCCTTGGCGCACGACTTGGGCGACCGAGCGGTCCAGCCCGAGGCCGTCGCCGATGTCGGCGCCGATGACGTAGCGGTAGGTGCCGCGCCGGCGGGGCGGTTCGTAGCAGAGGAGGAGATCCAGACCGAGCGAGGTCGCCTCGGCGGTCTCGCGGAGTTCCTGGGCCGACGGGACGCGGAAGCCCATGCCGGCTGGGAGGAGGAGGGGCTCGCTCATGGCCGGGGGTCCGGGCGGGGCGCGCCTGAGCGCCCCTCCTCAGAGCGTTCCCACGCTCTGAGCGTCGCGATGTCTTTGGCCGGCTCAATCTTGAGGATCCGCGGCGCGGTCTCCTGCCGGCGGACGGCTTCGAGCGTGGCGGCGGTGAAGACCGAGCGGCCCGAGTACTGAAACATCTCGGCGGGCGTCGCCGGGTACTCCTCGTAGAACTTGTAGAGGTCGCCCTTCTCGGTGTACATGTCGCGCGTCTGCTCGTACCAGGCGAGCTGCTCACGGGTGAGCCGGATGGTCTTGCCGAAGAGCCACTGGGGGGATTCGCGCTCGACGGCCACCGCATGGGCGAGCGTGCCGGCGTCGGGCTGCCACGAGAGACTCGTCGGCACGGCCCAGTACTTCTCGGGCTCGACGTACCACGGGATGAAGATGTTCCGGAAGCGCGTCTTCCCGCGCGCGGTGGCCGTCCAGTGCGTGTGCCACCAGTCGTGCCGACCTTTGGCGGTCGACTCGAAGCCGGCGAAGGACCGCGGGCGACGCGGGATGGCCGGGATGAGGCCGTCGTCAATCTGGTCGGGCTTCTCCCAGGTCGAGAGTTCCGACAGGTGCACCCGGCCGAAGGTTTTGCCGCGGCCGATGTTGCCCTTGGCCTTGGCGTCGTCGGCCAGGCCGCCGCGGGACGACTTGCCCCAGGCGGTGCGGACTTCCGTGCGGTTGGTCAAGGTCGACCAGAAGCGGCCGGTGTCGTAGGCCCCGAGGGTCGGGAGCAGCCACCACGGGAGTTCCTTGACGATGCCCTCGAAGAGGCTGAAGAGGTACTTGGACTGGTCCTCGACGTCGGCGGCGACCAGGCCCCGGAGCGCGGTTTGCGTCGTCGCGCCGTGCGCCATGATGACTTCCAGTTCGGTCGAGAGGCCCAGCTGGCGCGCTTTGCCGACGTTCACGAGGACGCCGTTTTGACTGCCCGCGCGGAACTGGTCGATCTCCATGGCGGCGACGTGGTCGAGGAAGAGCTGTTGGCTGGCCCAGCGCGGATGGATCGGCGCGGCGTCCTGGGTTTCCTTCGTGATGACGGCCCAAGCGTCACTCCAGTAGCGGTAGTCGAGCTTGGCGAGGAGCAGCTCGTGCGTGATGAAGTCGCTCTCGGCCGAGGTGAGGGGGCGCGCCGCGGGCTCGCCCTTTTTCTTTGGCGCCGCCGAAGCAAGCTGGTCACGCATGGACCAGCGTTCGTCAAGCGAGCGGCGGACGAGGCGGCCGCCGGGCAGCGTCCCCTTCAGGGACGCACTGACCGCGCGTTCAGCGCGGTCGATGACCTCGGGGTGGAACACGAGGCCAGTCTACGCTAGGTCGTTTTCGGGTGGGCGGCCAGCCATTGATCATCGACCGCAATCGACGACGCGCAGGCCGAGAGGTACGCGGCAATCACTTCCGCATCGGTCGGCGGCGTCGCGCCCGGCGCCTGCGACGTGAACTTCGCCCGCAGGAACGCGATGAGCGCCGGGAGTTCGGCGATGGCGATATTCGTGAGCGACTCGACGGGGGTCGCCATTAGCTGAGCCCCGCGATGAGGGTCTGGAGGAGCACGAGGTACGGCGCGATGACGTGCTGCTGGGCCGGGGTGAGCGTCTTACTGAACTCGGTCACGGCGGTCGACACGGCCACCTGCCAGCCCTGATCGGTCGCTTGGAGCGTCTTGATCGTCGCCTCGTGGAACTGCACGACCAAGCGCGTGTCATCGGTGGACAGCACCGGCGGCGTCTGCGCGTTGGCGAGGATGGCGGTGTCGCGGATGAGATCGAGCGCCTTCACGACGCGCGTCTTGTTGAACGCCGTGGCGCCGGCCGGCGAGAGATTGGGTGGCGTCGTCGGGCAGGCCGCGAAGACGAGCATCGCGACGAGGAGCGCGGCGGCGGTCGAGGCGCGGCTAACACGTTGACGCATGGCTACTGCCCATCCTTCGGCATGAGGTGGAGCGACTGGGCGACCGCGGCCGTGGCCGACCCTTCGGTCGGGGCGCCGGCGACCAGCGCCACGACGAACGAGCCGATCATGCCAATCACCGCGCCGATGAACGGCGGATGTGTGGCTTCGACCCACGTCGGGAGCGTCGAGACCAGCGCCGACAGCGCGGTGAAGAAGGCCCCGAGGGCCACCCAGTGCAAGGTGCGCATATGGGCCGAGAGTCTACCAGAGATGCGACTGAAGGGAAGCCCCCGGGGGGCCGTCCATGGGGTCCGCCTCGGGGTGAGGTGGCCCAGTCCCCATGAGGGCTCGCCCGGGGGAAGGCGAACCTAGCGCAACCGCGGAATCTGCGGGTCGTAGCCCCAGAGGCCGAGCGCGTGCGCCAGCATCACGAGCACGAGGACGGCGGCGAGCGCCCAGACTGACTTCTTGATGATCTCGGGGGTGCCCGGCGCGTAGGTCGCGATGACCCACTGGGTGGCGGCCGCGGCCAGCACCACGACGATGACGTAGACGAAGAACTCAATCAGGCCCATGGGGTTCCCTCCCGGGGATGCGCGCTGAGTCTACGCGACGCGCGAGTGCGGCACCATGGCCCGGAGATACGCCCGGTCGTTCTCGATGCCGGCCGGCGTACACCAGCCGCGCACGTCCTCGTAGGTCGCCCACTCCATGCACTCGTGGAGGATGGGGCCGCGGGCGCTGTCGGCGAAGTACCCCGGCGGGTTCGGGTCGTCGCCGGCCGGCTGATCGGCGGGGCGATTGTACGGGTCGGGCGGGTAGCGCAGCCGCCCGTTAATCTGCCACACGTTGTCGTCGTGGACCAAGCACTGCGTGTCGCCGCCCTGGCCGTTGTACTCGCTCGCGACGATGTCGTAAGCGGCCATCTGCGTGCCGACGCCGTAGTTCAACGCGCCGTCGCCGAGCGGCGGGTGGCCGATGTCGTGCTCGAGCGCGAGCACCGCGTGCGGGTACTTCACCCGCACGGTAGCCTCGAAGAGGGCACCGAAGGCCGCCACTTGCGCCGGCGACCAGCCGTAGAAGATGGCGTCGTACCCCGGGATGAATTGAATGTACTGGGCGCGTGGGCCGAGCGAGGCGACCACGCGCTCGAAGTTCGCCACGAGCCAGTCGTGGCCGTAGGTCCGGCCGACCGGGTCGTTGTAGCCCGGGCCGGCGCCTTGGCCGTCGCCGGCGAGGAACAACCGGACGTACCCGTACGGGAGAATCTCGTCGATGAGCGCGTTGAGGCTCGGGAGGTCCTGGCTGAAGTCGACGCCCGGGAACTGCGCATACGGCTGGCCCGATTCCAGATACGCGCCCGACAGCGACACGCCATAGAGGCGGTCGCCGGCGGCCTGCTTGACGGCGTACACCTTCGGGCGGTCGGCCTTCGCAATCCACGCGAGCGCCGGCTCGAACCAGCCGGTGTTCGGCGGCATGGGGAGCCCTGGGACGCGCAGCCCTTGGAAATGCCACGGGGTCGTCATCAGCGACCAGCGATCGGGCGGCGGCGGGTACGGGGACCGGCCATGCGTGGCCTTCCCCATGTAGTACGGCGCCTGCGAGAGGAGCGCCACGGGCTAGACCGCTCCCGCCACCTGGTCGCTCCGCGTCACCGAGTAGTCGAACGCCGGCGGGTTCCCGCCCGTGAGCGCGAACCAGTCGAAGCCCGGCTGGGCCGTGACTTTCGCGCCGTCGAACACGAGGATCGCTTCCTGCGGGAAGGACGGCGCCGTGTCCGGCCCCCCCACCATCCCGGCGCCCGTCTTCGGGTCGAACTTGTAGAAGCTGCCGTCCGAGATGAAGACGTAGCGGGCCCCGCCGCCGCCGCCACTCGCGGCCTCGCCGACGTAGAAGAGACCCCCGCGCAGCTTCGTCTGCGGGTAGGTGAGACTGCCGTCAATCTTCGGCGTGAAGGGATTCACCTGCATGAGGCAGGGAATCGACGGCCCAAGCGGCGACGGGGCGAGATGGTCGGCCATGGATCACCTACGGGGTGGGCGTGACGGGCAGCGCGAGCTGGTTGATCGACGCGGTATTCGCGTCGATGCCGGCCTTGACCGTATCGAGGTCCGCTTCGGTCGCCGCGCCGGGGGTCGGGATGCGCGACGCCAGCGCCACAATCGCGGCCGTCTGCGTGGTGATTGAATCGTTCACGTCTGAAAGTTTGGCCATGGTGAGGACTCCAAAGGCGATGACGGTGAGGAGAATGGCGGCGAGGAAGCCGACAACCACGATAGGCGGGAGGATAACGCGCGCGTGTGACGAAAGTCTAGCCGTGCCGTTCAGACCGCGGCGCGTACCGTTCACTGAGCCACCCGCCGCGCAGCCGGATTTCCGTCGTGAGGGTCGTAATCGCCGACGTGTTCTCTTTCACCACGTCGGTAAGGAGGTCCGTTTGCTGCTGCTGGTTGGCGAGCCGGTCTTTCATATCGCGCCGATAGAACATGAACATGAAGGCGGCCAGGATCCCGCCGACCCCGAGCGAGGCGCACCACTTCGCAAAGTCGGTCCAGTCCTGCGTCATCAGCCACCGCTCCGCCGTGAGAAGGGCTACGACGGCGATGGACCCGACCGCGTAGCGCGTGGCCCTCGCGGTCATGGGAGCGACTCCGATGACGACAACGACGCTGAGGGTGCGGTCGTTGTATCACAGGTAAGGTTTCGGTTGGACGCCGGTGTCGCGGCTGTCATGTCGGGCGAATCCTCCGGGGGAGTCTCGACGTCGATGACGTCGGCGTCCGCCTCGCTCGCCCGTCCATACAAGATGCGGTCCACGGCGGTGATGAGGCGATCATAGGCTTGGCTGGGCACGAGCGGCGCCGCCTGCGCGACATGCACCCCCACGTTGGTGGTAATGCCGCCCCCACCTTTGCTCACGAGCTTCGTCATCTCGAAGAAGAGTTTCTGGCGCTCGAGTTCGGGCAGCTGGCGGATCGTGCCGAGCGCGTTACAGGTCTCGCAGGGCGCGGGACGCGCCCCGGCCCCCGCGTCAGCGGGGGCGAGACTGCCCGTGCCGTTACACGCGCGACACGTCTCGTCGTACGGCGCCGAGCGCGTCGCGAGATCCTCGACGGCTGCCGGCGCGGCCTGCGCCAGCCGGTACACCGAGAGGACCGCCATCTTGGCGTAGGTGCCTTGCTTGAACGCCTCGAGGAGTTCCCCGAGCGTCACCCCACCGCGCGCGCAGAGGACGGCCAGATCGGTCGCGTCTTCCCGGGGGTCGGCGATGAGGCCGACCACATAGTCGAGCGCGCTCGACGGTGGCGCCTGGAGCATCGCCTCGATGAGTTTTACCCGGCCACCGACCGCCGCTTCAAAGGCACGGACCGCGGCGACCGCGCCCGGCTGGGCGTAGGTGGCGGTCGAGACGAGACGGTCGCCTTCGTCACGGGACCGGCGCGAGACCAGCGAGAGGGGCGGACGCAGCGCCATCGGCCAGAGTCTACCGCCGAATGAACGGGAGCGGCGACACGTCGTCGGGCGGAATCGCTTCGCGCGCGGTGAGGCCGTCCAGCTCGCGCAGGATTTCCTCGGGCTCGGGGTCTCGGTTGAGGTGGCGGCGCAGGCGCGTCTCAATCTCGTAGGCGGCGGCCATGCGCCGGTCGTCCACGTAGGTGATGGCGGCGGTCGCTTCGTCCTCGGGCGAGACCGCGATCGGGACGAACTTCCCCTCGGCGACGTTCGCGATCCGCTCGAGCGCGTCGGCGATCCGGTCGAGCGAGCGCGAACTACGGAGCAGGTCGGCCAGGCTCACTGGTCCCCCCGCCGCCCACCGCCGACCGGCGTCACGCCCTTGGGCGTGAGCACGCGTCCCGGCCCGGTCCCGTGCTCGTGTCGCGGCAGGTACTCGGCGTGCCAGTCGCACTGGACGTCGGCCGTACACGCGCAGTCGCGGAAGGTGTCGAGGGTGGCCCAGCCGTGCGTGACGTCTGAGGCGCGGTGGGGCGGGAGGGGGATAAGCGTCGCGGTCGGTGGGTCGGCCAGCGTCGGGACGATCCGCACGAAGAACTCGACCCCGTCACTGCGCTTCGCGACGAGCGTGAGCGTGCCCCACGTGCGCGTCGCGACCTCGGTCGGCATCAGTTGATGCGGCGTCTTCCCCGGGACCATCAGACCCCTCCGTCCAGCGTGACACCCTCGGGCGGTGTGGCCGTCATTCGCGCCGGCGGCCGCACCAGCCGCAGCTGCACGACGAACCCATACGCGGCCGCGACCTTCACAATCGTCTGGAGCTTCGCGCGGCCGTGCTCGACGCGGAACCGGTGGGCCGAGTTCAGGCCGGCCGGGTGGCCGTACAACCGATACAGCTGCCGAAACTCGTCACCCAGTGTCGCGAGCACCGCATCAGCGGCCGGGTCGGGGGCCGCTGGGCCCCGGCGACGGGGCCCCCCGCGAGGCGTCCGCGCCTCGCTAGACGGCACTGAGTCCCTCATCACGCGCCGCGACGAGCGAGGCCATGGCGTCATGGCTCCCGTCGGCCACATCAGGGTGCGCGGTGCGCGCGCGCTGGCGGAAGGCGGCTTGAATCTCGTCGGTGGTCGGGGCGGCATCGACCGCAAACCCGAGGGTCGTCTTCCACGTCGTGCCCTTGGCGGGCAGGCCCACATAGCCGGCGAAGGCTTGATCGAGCGTGCCGACGCCGTAGCGGTCCACGGCGCGAATCGCCTCGATGTGCGCCGCCACCGCGGCGAGGTTATCGGCGACCGTCGTCCAGCGGTCACACGCCAAGACGCGGTCTTTCTGGTCGAGCCGAAAGTAGACGGCCACGCCGGGGTCGCCGCCCTCCGGCTTGGCGTCACTGTAGGGCGAGCCATCGAGGCGGACCCGCAGGTTCGTCGAGAGGAGCGCGTCGCCGTGCGCCACCCCGAGGCGTGACAGTTCGGTGAGGACTCGCACGCGGGCGACCTCCACGGTGATTGGCCGGCGATAGTCCCCCGCGCGCTTGATGCCGAAGCGTCCGTGTTGCCGCGTCCCCACCGGGGTGCGGCGCCACCCGGTCGGCCACGACAGCGGATACCGCTGGGCCGTCGACTCGCCGTTAGACCGCGTGGACATGAATCCCTTCGTCCTCGAGCACGCTCAGGGGATGCAGCACGCCCGGCCGGAGCGCGAAGAGCTTCCCATGCGTCGCGCAGCAATCGCCGACCGGGGCGACGCGCTCGATCCCGTACTCGACCCCCGGCGGGATCCAGTCGGCGTTTTCCACGAGGCGGACCACCGCCTCAAGGGCGTCGGGTCCCCCACGCACGACCATGACCTTGGGCTCGGCCCAGTCGACATGGGACAGCGCGACCCAATAGAGGTGGGTCGGCGTCGCCAGGTCGATGGCGTCGGGCGTCTTGTAGACGGTCATGGTCGTGGGCGACTCAGGTGGTTGCACAGCGAATGCCAGCGTCGCGGGTGGACGCCCCGTGAGGGGCGTCACCGAGTGGGCGTCCTCGCCCCTCGCTTCGACTGAGCCCACCGAACCATCCAAGGTGTTCCCCGGAGACGACGCAGCCCTCAGCCGGCGCCTTCGGTCCCTGGTCAGGTGCAGCCATGCCCCCGAACGGTGGGCTCAGTCGAAGCGTCGCGCGCGTCGGTGGGGTCGTCGGCAGGCGATCCGGCTCCCCAGCTCTTCGGCTCATCCTCGAAAGAATGTGCCTAGACGGCGTGCGACGAGGGTCCCTTCCCGCGCGCGCGACGAGGGAACGATACGCGACTGTAATTACGATTGTCAAGTCCCGCGAGGACCGCGGGACAGTGGGGGCGCGAGCCCCCACGGCTTTGGCGAAGCCAAAGCGCACGTCGTCGGAGTCGGCCCGCGGAGCGCCTGAAGGGATTCGACGAGTCGGCCCGGGGCGAGCCAGGCCAACGCGAAACCACCTTCGTCGTTGAACGCCGCTGACGTCGGCGCGGGAGTGACCGGCGGAGTCGGCGGGCGGAGCGACGACGTGCT